ACATTAGTCTCTTTGATAGTGCTGTTCTTTTTAATTCTATCAATCAAATCGCTCATGTAAATAAATCCTCCAGTGATGCGGTTACTTCGGTCTTCCAACCAAGACCTTCGATAATTTGTTTAATTGGTTCCAAGAAACTCTTCTCGAACATTGTATTATAATCTATATACCTATCTAAGTCAAGCTCTTTTGGAATCTTTCCAATAAAAGCAATGCAATTTTCTCGAATATGATTCGGTTCTTTCAAGTAGAGAAACTTAATCTTTTCCCCCTCTTGAATCAACTCATATTTCTTATCTAGTTTATTCTTACGCAAAAGGTGGTTATACATTAACGCACCTCGAACATGCATAGGTGTTCCCTTGGCATAAATGTCTGCACCAGAAGTATACTTCATAAGACCATTCACACCACGAGGAAATGCAATTTGTTCTGGTTCAAACTTATTGAACAACATGCGAGTGTGCGCAATAAAACCCTGAAGAGTTTTCTCGTCGGTGGTCAGTGCTAGTCTTACTGCTTCTTTGAGACTTTCACGAACAGGTGCTGGAGTCGAGGAACGAACGATTTCGAGACCCATGACTTTGAGTTTTGGATCTTTGTATCGGACGCCTTCGTTATCGTATACATTGAGTGCATACCTTTTCTTCGCAACCCAGAGACCACGTTCTGCGATTGCCTCGCGTTTGAATATAATTTTCTTTTGAAATGCGTTCGTGTAGTCCGCAAGTTGATCGCAACTTTGGTTGATTGCCTCTGTGATTTTCTCTTCGCAGATTTTATCGAGAACGTCAATGAGTTTATCGCGTGATAGATTGCCATAATACTTACGAACAAGAGGGTCCAAGGAAATATAACAAGAATCAGTATCACTGTAGAAAGAGTAGTTGTGTCCATTTGTTCCTACGACCTTATTGAGATAAACATCAAGTGCTGTGCCGACTTTCTGAATGATATACTGACCAGTCATAGTGATACCCTCGGCAATACGAGCATCATAGTATCGGAAATATTCATTTGCCAACGCACCGAACAGTGAGTTCAACTGAATCTTTCTTGCCATCTGAAAGTTATTATACTTTGAGATGTCATTCTTAAGTCGAGAATCTTTAGTGATTTCATATTCTTTTTCGGCAGCAATCATCAGTTTCTTATAACGCTGTCGGTCATCGAAGAACTTCTGAACAATCTCGGGAAACTTACCCTGCTTTTCTCGAATATAACAATAACCATTTGCAGTCATGGTGCAATCGTTAGTCTGTAGATCACCAAGATCATACTTACCCTCTAACAATCCGTTGACTGTCGTGTCTTTCACATGACCCTCGACGAATGTTTCGGGCGACTGATTATACTGCATAATGATTGACGGATACAACGAGGTCGCATCGAATGAAACAACCCAGTCGTACTGTCCAGGTTTTGGTTCCTGAACAAACGCACCTTCAATCTGTCGACCGCGACTCTCTTTCTTCTGAGGGATCTGGATATTCTGATTGTGAAGGTGATTATAGATGATACAATCCCAAGTGCGAACCTGAGAGAATACATCATTGAAGTTGCACTTAGCATCGTATGCCATCGTCAAAATCAATTCAACCAACTTCATCTTGTGCTCGAGAGCATCAACGATCTCAACATCTCGAATGTTATACTCTACGAACTTCTGCCAGTCCTTGGTGTAGAATTCTCGGAAAGAGTCATATGGATTTTCCATCTTCTTAAGACCAAGTTCCACCTCACCAATGTAATCAAGTTTATAACTTTCCCGACGAACATAGGTAAACTTCTTATAGAGATCGATGTAATCAATGATAGCGACACCAGTGATGTCATACGAGACATGCTCACGACCCATGATTGTTACGTTCTTGCGACGCACAAGTCCCCATGGAGAGAACTTCTTCTTCATGGTTGTATCATCCTCAGAGCAGAACAACCGTTCAACTCGAGAGATTAGATATGCAATATCGAAAAGGTCGCAGTTCCAACCTGTAATAATGTCAGGATAATTCTCAGTGTAGAAACGAACGAACGTCTGTAGAAGATCTCGCTCATTATCGCAGTTGACATACAAGAACTTGTTGCCTTGGGCACGAAGATTCTCGACTTCCTCGCACTTATCATTAAACTCGCCACAACCGAATGTGATAATCTGACGAGTGATAAGATTCTTAACAGTGATCAGGAGAACTTCTTCGATCGGATTTTGAACATTAGGAAACCCGTGCTCTGAAGAAGTTTCAATATCGATAGTCTGAATGTTTAACTGAGTAATATCCCACTGGATTTCTCCAGGATATGTATGGGTAATATATTGATACCCATAATTAGTTTGACCATAGATCGGGAAGTTCTCTACTTGACCATATGTCTGGACAAATTCTTTTGCTTCATTGTTATTGGCAAATTCTACAGGTTGTAAGTCCTCTCCGTATAGAGACTTAAACTTACTGGGTTCTTTTGACTTCACATATAAAGTCGGGGAGAACTCTGCCCTCGTAGTAAAACGCACACCATTATGTACTCCACGGACTAAAACCTTGGAACCATACTGGTGTGCGCATGTATAAAATTTCATGTAAATCCCTCATTATCAAATACTACTATACTATAAAACATAACAAAAGTAAAGGGATTATTATTTCTTTCTTCTTGATAATAGTAATTCTAAATCCATATCCTTTGTACCCCCATCATACGCAAGAGCATATCCCTCATCAATCATCTGGTTATTCAATGAAGTCTCTTGACCGTTGATGAATAGATGACCAATGATACGACCATATTTCTCTGTACTATCTGGTAACTCAGTTTTGATCAGAATATCTTTAGCATTTGCAAGAGTTTTCTTCATCCACTCTTTAGACTCAAGTCCCAATGCTTTTTCTTTGAGATTTGTTGTTCGACTTTCTGGAGTATCAATACCTGCAAGACGAATTCTTTTAGTAAGGGAAATATCAAAACCAAGGTCGATATCAGCGTCAATAGTGTCGCCATCTACAACTTTGGTAACTGATTTAATACGGTAAATATACGGGTCTATGTTTGATTGTGTCATACAATAAGTTTACTTTCTGGAATTACCAGACCCGAACCATACCGAGAATTATACTCATTGAGCATGCCCACTTCTGGGTCGAAAATTGAAACAATTGCGCCACCACGGATCGGGACAATACTGTCCTTAGCATATGCGCAGAATGGAGCAAGTCCAATGCCAAACTGGTTATTTTGACCTTGGGGAACCATCATAATTAACAGGGGTTTACTGAGAACAACAAGGTTTCCATCATCAAACTCAGAAACATCTGCAATGATTTCATCCCCACTGATCAACTTAACACACTTGACATTGGACATACTTTATACCTTCATTATTTAAATTAAGATTACTTAGTTTTACCTTCTGCTAAGAATTCGGCAGCTTGCGACGGATACTCATTTTCCTCATCGGTGATGTCGATTTTCTTTGCTTTCTTTTCTTCTGGAATAAATGCTTCAAGAAAAATCTTCAGCATACCATTAACCAGAGAAGAACTCTTTACTTCAACATTGTCGGCGAGAGTGAATTCACGTTTGAATCCTCGCTCGGCAATTCCCTTGTAGAGATATTCAGTAGACTCCGATGACTCACATTTTCCGTGAATACTCAACAGACCCTCTTGCAATTGAATATCAATCTCCGACTTACCGAAACCAGCAACTGCCAGTTCGATTACGTATCGATCTTCATCGACTTTCTTGATATTGTATGGGGGGTATTTAATTGGCATCATTAGCGTCGATTGATCAGCGATGTCTGCCAATCTCTTCATGACGCGATCAGCGCCGACGAAATAACGGTCGAAGTCTGCTAGATTAGTTGTATTAAATTTCATAATTGTTCTCCTATTAAGCGAGATTAAAAAAGTGTGCCATCCGAAGCATGGCACTCTCTATTTATATTATATTTTTAAAAGAAGGGAAAATTATTTTTTAAGTATTTCCCATGTTCCATCATAATTTTCTACAAGAGCGGTGCAACTCTCACACCAGTCACCATCGTTCATGTAAACAATCTCATCATATTGTGTAATTTCCGCATGATGAATATGTCCGCAGATAACTCCATCGTAACCCTTGCGTTTACAATAGTAAGACATTTCTTTTTCGAACTCACCAATATAATTAGCAGCAAGTTTTGCTTTACGCTTTAAATACTTTGCTAAACTCCATGGTTGCATCCCGAGCAGTCTTCTTGATGCATTAATAATCTTATTGACATAGAGCAGAGAGTCATATGCAAAGTCTCCAAGATGCATAATGACTCGACCAGTCTTTGTTCGCATCAAGTTATCGAAGAGATCACCATGCACTACCAAATAGCGTTTACCATCTACTCCAACATGAACACATCTATGTTCTACTTGGATTCTACCAATTGATATATCTGGGAACGATCTAAAAATTTCATCATGATTACCAGTGACATATATTACTTCTGTCTTTTCTGACATCTTGAGTATTTTTCTGACAATTTGGTTGTGTATTTTTGGCCAATACCATTTCTTTTTGAGTCGCCACACATCGACAATATCTCCGACAAGATACAACTTTTCAGTTCGAATCATAGATAGAAATTCTAACAGAGCATCAGAGTTGCAATGCTTGGACCCAAGATGTAAGTCTGATATGAATACGGATTTGTATTTTTTGCCCGTATTCATTGGCATATACAAAATTACCTTTTTGTTCCAATATTATATTTTTGGACCAGTTCCCACTCACCCTTTTCTTTGTGAGCGATAATCTTAATTTGATTTAGTGGTGCAAGATTTTCGTGCAGTTCTGGATTCTTAATGTCTACCAGACCCCAATCACCAAGCAACTTGGCAATGGTGTTTCTACGTTCTAGATCATTGTCGCTAAAGTCAGCACCCTTGCCATCTAGAGCAAAAAGTTCCTTAAAGTGAACAATGAAGTATCTACCTTGTTTATGTAGAATATGGCAGGACTGGAAAAGAGTCTTTTCCTTGCGTGATGCTACACCAATACGCGAAAGAGTTTCGCGAACCTTTAGAAAATCATCTGGAGTTTTAAGAGTTATCTCTAGTGGAGCATACCCAGGAAAGTTAATGTCAAAAAAATCATCAGTCATTTAGTACCACCTTTATACAATTTCTCTTTTATGTATTGTTTTTGTTCTTCAGAGAGAATTGCAAGTACTTGGCGTGCTTTTTCATTGCTATAACCATAATACTCTTTGATCAACTCTACATCAGCATTCTTTTCGGTCTTTAACCACTTATCCCAACGGTTTTTTGCCCGTATAGTATTTATAAGAAACGCATTCTGTAGAGCATTATCGAGGTGGGGACGACAATTCATCTCATTCGCTTGAATAATAGTCTCGCGATTTAATGAAAGTGCTCGATTAATGATATATGGGGTGTATTGTTTCTCCGATCTTTCGTCTACAATAAGATTTTTTTGTTGATTGATATTCTTGACAAACTCAAATGGACTTATCTTAGATATCTTTTCAACATAATCTTCTGAATTGTAAATCTTAGTAGGTGCACCCAAACCTTCTAGGATTGCTTCTGTCATTTCCACACCGCAGTCGCCATGATGTCAGTCAAACATGCAACCAGATTGATTTCCTGATCGACTGCAAATGCTGCCTTGTATTGATAGTCTGCAAGAAGAAGAATGATAACAGGGATATTTTTAAACTCATCAAGGTACACATCATAGATCTTGCGAATGATAGCATTGGGATCATTGTCCATATTATCAACGACCCATGAGCGCATCTTCGCCCAATCTTTGCCTTGAAGATAAGTCAACAGACTTTTCATATCAAGATCTTTATTGCTAATGAGAACACCCTCATCAATAGTGCCACCGACACTATAACGTTGAAGTTCGTTTAGGACGCGACGATAATCAGGAAAATGCTTCTTGAGAACATGAGCAACCACCTTCTCATCAAAGGTAACATTCTCTCCACGAAGAATGTCAGTCAATCGTTTCATGAAACGACCTGCCATTTTCGGACGATCTGCCTTGGTAAGTTTAAATTCGATAACTGCACACCGACTATGCAGTGGAGAAATAATCTTATCCTTAAAGTTACAGGTGAAGATAAATCGACAGTTATTCGAGTATTGTTCGATGAACGCACGAAGCGCAGGTTGTGTTGAATTTGGATTGAGGTAATCTGCCTCATCAAGAATTACGATCTTGGGTTTACCATTAAATGAAACCGACGCAGCAAACTCTGTAATCTTTGTACGTAGAGTATCAATATTTCTATCATCAGAACCATTGATAATTAGATAATCACATCCAAGTTCTTCACAGACTGCGCGAGCGATGGTAGTCTTACCAACACCCGCAGAACCACAGAGAAGCATGTTAGGAATTTCGCCAGATTCAACAAACTGGCGGAAGGTATTTAATTGTGCATCTGGAAGGATGCAGTCGTCCAATTTACGAGGACGATACTTCTCGACCCAGAGAAACTGCGCATTGCTCATAATAATCTCCATAATAAAAGGTGGGTGATGCCTCATCGATGACGCTCTTCGCAGCAGCAGACATCACCCTCAGCGAAGTTTGACTAACTATTCGATTGCAACCAATGCAAGATAGTGTATGGATCAGTCTCTCCATACGGATCAGTCTCACAGTTATCTTCCTTCCCAGGTTCGATAAACCACTTCTCGATCTTACCGTTGTCTACGACAACTGCATAACGCCAAGAACGAATACCAAAACCAAGATTGTCCTTATAAACTTCCATGTTCATACCAGAAGTAAACTCTGCAGAACCATCAGGGATAACCTTGACATACTCAAGGTTTTGCGACTCTGCCCACTTATTCATCACGAAAGAATCATTGACCGACAGGCAGTAGATCTCGTCGATACCATGAGAGTAAAAACTCATCGCCAGTTCGTCAAATCCAGGAAGTTGCATCGTCGAACAAGTAGGAGTAAATGCTCCAGGAAGCGAGAATAGGATAACACGTTTACCTGCGAACAAATCAAACGATGTCACATCTTCCCAGCGATAAGGATTATCGCCATCGATGGATTCGTCTCGAACGCGAGTCTTGAAGACTACACTCGGAACAACTGTTGGTAGATTATCATGCACTTGGATTCTCCACTTGAACATCCCAATCATTGAGAATCAGGAACTTATTAAACTGACGGATGACTTCATCGACACTACCCGTAGTAAATTCAATAGAGGTTGCTCGACCAGTTTCATCAGCATCATATGGAACTCGCGCATTGAAAGTAATTTCTAATTTTTGCATGTTCTTATCCTTATACGACCGACGAGGGTTCCATTGCCAACCAGTATTCCAACTTCTTGGACAGGTTGTTAAAGTGCATTGCCTTCTTCTTTCCGAGAGTTACCTCATAGTCGTCAGCAATAACCTTCAGATTCTCAACCTTCAGTCGGCAATCAAAGTCACCTTCTGCATTATTGTCAAGTTCGCGACGGAATGCATTCGCACGAGGATTGGCAGGGTCACTAACAGTCAGAGTCACCTTACCACCCTTAGAGACAACGCTCATGGTTGGGGCAGAAAGAATAGACGCTGCCTTCTGAACCATACCGATCTCAGAAGAAGTCATCTTGAAGGTGAAGAACGGATCGATCTCGAGAGTCTTATAGGGAGCAGCGGTAACAACCGAGGGATCAGCGTAACCATACTCGAATTCTGACTTGTCCTTGCGAAGGAACATGCTCGACTCTTCAAACTCGATATCTTGCTCGTCCCAGATGCTGAGAAGAGCGAGGAGATTGGGGAGATCATACACTGCGAATTCGCGAGGGAATGATTCAGATACAGTGGCAAGAGTCAGAATGTTCTTACCTTCACTTACAGTCGCAAGAACAGAACCTGCACGAACGACAATGTTCGTATTAATCGAGGCAAAGTTCTTTAGAACTGCGAGAGTTTCGTTAGAGATCTTCATAATATATTAGTCCTTAGTATTCAGAGAGGTTTTAAGAGATGGTAATGTAATAGTACCACCATTGGTTATACTATCATTGTTAAAGAAAGTCAAGGTATTTGTTGTACTTCCCATAGTAGTAAAGTTGTCATTATTAATGATTAGATCGGTTATCGAATCTTCTTCATATTCTTTATCATGCACATGCAGAGCAATAATCGCGTAATGAATAACTTTCATAAGATCTTTACGCCAGTCATCAGGAGTTCCTTTATTACCGTAACGCTGGGCATACTTCATGATGTTGCCAATAGTAAACCCCTCACCATGACCACCGTCGATAATAAATTCAGTTGCCTGAAACTTATTCTGAGAGTAGTGTTCATTGTATGTGGAGTTTATATAGTCGGTGATCTCCCGTAGGAAATCACCCTCATTATACTTATACTTAATTGTCATGTTTTCTCCTTAAAATGGCATTTCTTCAGTTTGATCAAAATAGGAATCATTGTTGTCTGTCGGTTCAGCGACAGAGTCCGCATTCACATCAACCTTGCTATAGAGGTCGAGGAATGCTGCCTTGGTGTCAGCGTCGAAACGGTTGACGCACAACTGGATTGCCTTAGAACGGTCGCCGAACATCGCGAAGGCATTGACGATGTGCTCAAGACGACGAGTGGAAACTAGTTCGTCGACACCACCGTCATAGAAAGTCTTACGGATGATTTCTGCCCACGTGGTCAGTTTGTCAGCGAATTCTTCGTCAACCTTTCCTGCCTTTTCCATCTTATTCATCACGATCTTCTTTTCGATCTTGGCGGAAGGATATTCCTGCTCAACAGTGATGGCAAAACGCTCAAGGAAAGCATCGTCGAGGATTTGGGCAGACATAAACTTGCCATCGTCAGAACCACGACCCTTGGTGTTAGCAGTGGCGATGACGTTGAACCCTGCCTTGGGGTAAATCGTCTCGCCAGTTTTCTTATTGAAATAAGGTTTACCCTCAAGGATTGCTTGAAGGCACATCATCTTGTTCGAACCACGGTCGATTTCGTCAAGGATGAGGATAGCACCACGCTTCATGGCGGTCAGAACTGGACCTTCGCGGTAGACAACGTTACCGTCGATCAGAGTGTTACCACCGATCAGATCGTCTTCGTCAGTTTCGATAGAGATGTTAACACGAATGCATTCACGCTTCAACTTAGCGCATGCCTGTTCAATCATGGTGGTCTTACCGTTACCAGACAGACCAGAAACGAACGTCGGGTAGAACACACCAGCGTTCAGAATCTTGATTAGATCCTTATAGAAACCAAACGGGACATAGGTCTTGTCGACCGAGGGAACAAGATTCTCAATGAGAACTTCTAACTTAGGAGCGATAACAATCTTCGCTGGTTCGCGAACAGGCATCGGGATAACGTTACCTGACATCAGAGGTGACAGATCGTACTTACCACGATTC